GCCACACGCTCAAGCGCCGCCGCGTGAACAGCTTCCGCTTCCGCCGCCGCTTTGGCAGCCGCCGCCTGTTCAACCGCCGCCGCCGCCGCATCGCGGGCAGCGTCCGCCGCCGCCCCGATTTCCGGGGACATGTCGCCAAACGCCGCAACCACCTCTGAAACCTGATCCGGCCCCAAGCCATCAAACAGGCCTTTCAGCCGGGCAGACAGCAATTCCGCCGCCTGCCCCGGCTCATCACCAGCGGCAGCCAGTTCCGCCATGTTGGACTGATATTCCGCCACCATGGCGGAAACCTCATTCAGATACCCCTTGCCGCTCGCCTCATTTATCTGACTGGCCAGACTATCGCGCAGGGTCTGGCGTACCCGCTCTTTCGCGGCCGCGAATGCGCCCTCTACATCCGCACCCATTTCCACGCCGCTCTCGCGGGCAGCAACAAGCGCCCTGTCCAAGTCTGCCAAGGCAGCCGCGAACGGCCCTACCGCCTTTTGCGGCTCCACCAGCCGGGCAATCGCGCCCCGGAAATCATCGGTCAATTCGACCGTATCCAGCCCCAGCCGCGCCGCCTGTTCACCGGCTGATTTGAAGGTGGCGACCATGCTGGATACCTGCGCCTCCACCTCCCCAACCGCTTCCGCCGGATCAAAAATCTTGCGAAACGTCGCGGCGAAATTCAGATCAGCCAAGGCGCTTTCCATGTCAGAAAAATCGACATTGGCAATTGCGGTGGACATATCCGCCGGTAGCTGATCCTGCACAGCGGTGCGGAATTGGTCCGCAAACCACTTCACAAGATCAGCCGCCCCGGCTTCATCCGCGCTGAAATTGGCGGCAGCCCCATTATATTCCGCCCTCACCCCCTCTCTGTTGCCCACCCGCACCACGGCAGACCCGCCGACACTCACCCCATCCGCCAAACCATTGAACAGGGCCGCCAGCTGCTTGACGCCATCCGCCAAGCTTCCGGCCGTGTCCCGGTTCTCTTGGCTGAACTTTTTCCCGGTCATGCCGCCGATGGTGACGCCGCCGGTAGACAGATCAATCGTTGCATTGCCTTCCTTGTCGGAAGGCTTTTTCTTGAACAGGCCCGCGACAGCGGAGCCCGCAAAGCCGCCCAGGATCGCACCCACGGGACCGCCAGCCATACCCAGGATAGTACCAATCGCAGAACCGCCGATGCCGCCAGCGACAGACCCCAGAAGCCCGGTAATCTGCCCCGTCTTACCACCACCCAACCCCAGCAAGGACGCGGCACCCATGCCGACCGCGCCCCACGGGGCCGAACCAAGACCCCCGGCAATGGCGTCCGACATGCCGGAAGATAGCCCCAAGTCGTTAAACGCGACTTCCCATATTTTGTCCTGAATTCCCTGTCCTAACGACAAGGAAGACCAGTTGAGCCCCGACAAGCCGCCAAGGCCCCCGATACCCGCCTGACCACCTGGGGCAGTACCGACACCCGCGAGGGACAGGACGCTAGACGCCGAACCACCACCCGCCGCCGGCAGGGCCGACGCAGGGGCAAACATCGGACGGATAACCGCCTCAGCCGCCAGCCGGGCAAAGGTCTTACGACCCCATGACAGGATATCGTCAAAGAAACTCTTGATACCGCCGCCGTCGAAGATCTTATCGAAGGCATCCGCGCCGATATCAACCATGTCATCGGCCAATTCCTGCGCCGCCCGGCGGGTTTCATCCGCCGCTTCTTTCTCCACCTCCGCCCGCGCCTCTACCGCGTCCTTATTGTCCTGTATCGCCTTTTCGCGGTCATACAGCGCACCAGCCTCCCGCCGGATCGCCGCCGCCTGTTCATCCGTAACCTTAATGCCAGCCTGCCGGGCGGTTTCTTCCGCCCGCAACAAAGCCGTGTGAATGGTGCGCTCCCGCGCCGTCAAACCCAGGCTTTCGCGCTCATCCGTCAGGCTGGCAATTTGCCGGTCAATGGCTGCCGTGGCTTCACGCTGCTTTTCGGTCGCCCGTTCGGTTTCAGCCGCCACGCGCTTTACCTCTTGCGCCTTTGCCTTTGCCGCCGCCGTCGCAGCCTTCTCCGCCGCCGCCGCTGCTTCCGTGGCCTGCTTTGCCTCGACCACAGCAACAGCCTTTGCACGCTCCGCCGCTATTTCGTCGTCGGTGGCCTTCATCCCGGCCGCCGTCAGCTTCTTTTTTAGCTCCGCTTCCGCCTTATCAGCGGCTTCCTGTTGCTCCCGTATGTCCTGCTTCGTCTGCGCAAGCTCAAGCTCCCGCTTCCGCTCCGCATCAAGGCCGGCGAAGATCGCCGCCCGCCGCTTCGCATCCGCCGCCGCCTTTTCTTCCGCCGCCTTCTTGCGGGCTTCATCATCCTTGACGGCTTGCGCCGCATCGGCCTTTTCGCGGTCTGCAATGTCCTTGCGCAAGGCAAGGATTTCATTTGCCTTGATCCGCAACCCAGGCACATCCAGCGACGCCGCCAGTTGTTCCGTGACGACCTTACCACCGGTCCAATCCGCGAAAGTCTTCTCAAGCTCCGCCAAGTCTGCTTTGAGCGCGCCCAAATCCAGCCGGGCACCGCTCAACGCATCCAGGTTTTTCGCGGCAATGCCCAATCTCTCGGCGATAAAGCCCGTAGCACCTACAGCACCATCGAGCTTCGCAAGGAAATTATCCCACGCATTGCCAAGCGTCGCCCCAGCCGCGCCGATGGATTTTGGCGCTTCCGCCGCCCGCTTGGCGATTTCATCAGATTGCTTCATCAAGGATGCATAAACATCCTGCGATAAAACCTTGCCTTCCAGCACGGCCGCCCGCAATTCACCGGGCAACATCCCCATGCCGTCCGCAATCGCGTTCGCAACCGCCGGTATGTTTTCCAGCAGGCTGTTCAGTTCTTCCGCCCGCAAGACACCGGAATTCATGCCCTGCGCAAATTGCGTTAAGCCATATTTCATAGCTTCCGTTGACGCGCCCGAAAGGCGACCAAGCTGCATCACCGTGGTTTCCAGCTTGATCAGGTCGCTATTAATGACGCCCAACGATTTGGCCGTCAGCACCAGACGGCCGAACACATCAACCGTTTCCTTCATGGCAACGCCTTGGCGTTGCGCAAGCGCATAAAGCTCTTGCTGTACCGCCACCGCATCGCCAGAGGCGCGCGTCATATCCTTGATCCTGGCAGAAATCAGCCGCATGTCATCGGCGCGCGTGACGGCATCCTTCAGGACCGCCGCCAGCCCACCGATACCGCCGATTGCCACAGCAGCGGCGGGGGCAATCCCCAGCAAGCTGGACCCCACGCCACCAAAAGACCCGCCAGCAGAGGCAGCAGAAGCGGCACCACGGCGCAGAGCGCCGTCTAACTCTGACGTACCAGCGGCCGCCGAATGCATGGACCTTTCGATACGCTTCGCGGCCGCCTCACCATCCGCCCCGATACCACGCAGCGCGGCCGCCGCCTTCTCTGCATCCTTCACGCCCAAGCGGACATATACGGCGCGTTCGGCTGCTGCCATCTCTCACACTCCTATTGTCTCTTGGGGCGCATCTCCGCCGCTATCGCCTCCATCTGGCGGAGCGCATCAAAAAGCGCGGCCGGCTGATCCGCCGGCCCGCCAGCAAAGGGCAGGGTGCGCCCGCCCCCCATGCCATCGCCCCACCAAGCGCGGAACAGCGACAGCGCGGCCAAATCATCGGCCGTCAAAACGTGCATGGGGTGGACCCTCAGCACGGACCACCCGTATTCGGGAAACGACCATGGATCATGGGTTGGGTTATCTGGCGTATGCACCTCCCCCCCGGCGAAATGATCCTCAAACGCCGACCAGATCAGGGAGAGGGTTAGCGCTTTACTTTTGCGGGGGACGGCTCAATCAGACCCGCAATCAGGCCGCCGAACTCCGCCAAATGCTCTGTGCGGACGTGCGACAGCAGGCTATCGGGCACGGTGCCATCCGGCCGCCGCCGGAACTTCACCGGCTCCCCGCCACCATCGCTCAACCCTTCCCAGCCGGTGATAAACATCCGGGCAGCCACAAGGCCACGCTTTGCAACGTAGGCCGCCCGATCCGCGCACATGTCCGCATATTGCGGCCAATGGTCCGCAATCACCGATTCAACCGCCCGGATTTCCGGCACCGGGGCAAAGGCTTTCAGATAGGCCGCCAAAAAATCATCTTCCGACCCGGCGAATTCACCGCCGCGCACCTGTTCATAAAAAGCTTCTATCCCGGCCACATGCTGGGCAATCAACGCCAGCAGGTAATCACGACGCTCCGCATCGTCCGCATCGGACAGGATCGCCCGCACCCCAGACGCCAGCGCGCCCAACAGGTCAATTTCGGAATGCTGGCGGGCACCCACACGGGCCAGCGCCCGCTTGAATTCCACCCGGTCCGACACCGTGGGGACCCGGTAAAAATAGGTGGTGCGCGCATCTTCCGGCAGCGCCTTATGGCCCGCCGGGACGAAGGACAGCCCCCGCTTCGGATCATGCACGATATCCATATCAACCCACCCAGAGGAAAAGACCGGCATTGCGCTCCGACGCTTGCAGCGTCAGACCCTCATGCATCACGCCCTTGATATCGGTTTCTTCAGGCCCGACTTTGGAAACCAGATTGGGGCAATAGATGCTGATCATCTGCCCCGGTGTATCACCCCACGCCGTCCAAAAATCACGCGGCGCACGGGAAAGCCACGTCCCGAATTCGTCGCGCTCGCTCAAGCGCCCAAGGCGCGGGTTAACTTTGATTTCAAGCAAACGCTCCGTCACGCGGCTGAAATCGTACCCGCTCGCGGACTGCGGGTTATCCAAGGTCTGAACAGAGCCCCCAAAGGCAACATCCAGCTTGGTAACGGGCGTTGCCCGACCGGCGAAATAAACCGCCGCTCCCAGCCAGGGCAGGGGCGTGCCCGGCTGGAATGTCGGTTCACCCGGATCAGCCACCTCTGTTTCAGGCAGCAGTCCGCCCACCAGGTCGAAATTCAGCCGACCGGGGCCGCGCACCGGCAGTTCGATAGCGACCGTGCCAGCAACACCCGGAATGATATCCAGTTTTGCCGAACCCGCCAGCGCCCGCCGCCAGCGCGCGAGCGTGATGGTGCGCGCACCCGTGGATATCGGCCGGTAGACATTGCCAGCCGGCACCGCGAAAGCGGCATTGGCCGCCGGGACGGGATCGAATGCCGGATAGACCGTCACCACCGACGCCGCCACCGCCGCCACTACGCGCCGTTGCCCGGCCACGGTGATCGGCATCCCGCGCACGATGCCGGCCACATCGGACAGCGTGGCCGCGGTGGCGGTCAAAGCCGTCACCGTGCCTGTTTTGGCCGCCGTCAGACCAGTACGGCCAAAGGCGCACGCCTCAAGCAGCGGCCCCCATGCGGGGGGCGTGCCCGTCGCAGCCGCCGCCGCACCCACACCCTTCAAAAGCGCCGTACCCTTGAACGGCCGCGTGCCGCCGGCCGGAAGGTCGGGGGACTTATCCAGGCCGCCGGTATATTCATTGGTCGACACCGTTTCAAAATTGCCAGGGGCCTGGACATCCTCCAGCGCCACCAGGGCGGTAGCATAGGCTGGCGGGACAGCGACGCCGGCCGTCGTTTCAAAGGCCGCGCCCACCACTTGGTTGCGCGTCAAGTAATCAGACATGACCCCTCCAAAAAACAAAAAGGGCGCACCCGCCACCGGGGACGCCCCACCATTTCAAAACCCAGGCGGCACTTACCGCCTACACCGGCTCATAAACCCGGATGCGGAAATCCAGCACCCAAACGGAATAGAGCCTCCCGTCATTCAATGTGACCTCGACCGGATCAGCCGATCCGGCATAGCGCACATCAACCGCAGCGCCGCCCAAGGTCGGATCACCCCCGGCACCACGCGCGAACAGGGACCGCACACGCCAGCGCAGCGCCCGCCGGGCCTCACCCACCGCGACGCCATCACCGCCCGCCACGAACAAGCCCACGCTTACGCGGATATCGACAGCATCCGCGCCGGTATCGGCAAGGTCGATATCGTCACCGCCATCAACCTGCACCACCGCCGGCATTTCCTCCGGCTGCAGTTCGAAATCAGGATTGCGGAACGCCTTCACCGCCCCCGTCAGCCGGTCAAAAAAAGCGGCAAGCGCCAATTCCTGCGGATCATCCATCAGCACCCCCCAACGCGCGCGAAAGGGAGCGGACAAGGGCGGCCGCCCCACGATCCGGCACCCCGGCCATATCCACCCGCCGCCGCATCGTCACGCGACGAACCAATATGGCAATGATCGTGGCACGAGCACCGGCCCTGTAACCGCCGCTCTTGTTCGCCTTACCTTCCCGCCGCACAAACAGGTATCGCCCCCCGGTGATGGGGATCAGTTCCAGGCGCGGATCAGTGCCCAGCCCCCCAAGCGCCCGCTTGTCCTTTGCCAAGCGACGGGAAACACCCTTAACCGGCATGACCATGTATTTACCCAGGTCATCACCCCCGCCAGCCTTGGGGCGCATGACCGCCCCCGCGACGTGGGGCGCAAGGTAGTCAACAAAGTCATCACCCTTGCCCCGCCCCAAGACGGAATAGACGATGGACCGAAAACCAGTGCGCCGCCCCTCGTTTTCATAATCCTTGGACCGGATCGCCTTGACGTGACGGGCACCACCCTTACCGGGCAGCCCCGCCCGCACCCGCGCCCGCACTTCCGTTTTGACCAGGCCGATAGCGTCTTTGGTGGCGACGACTTGCGCACGCACAATGGCCCGCGCTTCCGCCTCCATTTGCTCGCCAAGCCGCCCCTCCCGCGTCGCCGTCAGTGCTGTCATTGCCGCGCCCCAAACGTGGCCAGCACCTCCAAGCCGTCACCGGACGGACGGACGGCGTTCACCGCCCACCGCCCGGCCCACGGCCCCGCCATGATTTCCAGCACGTCACCCCGCGCCCACGGCCGCATCCCCGGCACAGCCGGCCATTGCGCCGTCAACCCCCGCGACGGCGCCCCCATACCAGGGGCACCACCCGGCCGGTTTTCTTCCTCCGTCACCAACACCAAGGGCAGCGCCGTGACGCCGCCGCCGCCGTGCCGATACTCACCCTCCACCGCGCCGGACGACCGGTACAGCGGAACCAGATCAGACGGCGCAAACATCATGACGCCTTCGCACCCTTGGCGCGACCAGCCGCCAGATCAGACGGCAGAGCATCACCCGCCACCGTTTCAGACGGCGGGGCATCACCCGCCACAACCTCCACGCCGTGGTATTTATTCCATTCAGCTTCCGTGGGCTGGCCCACCTGCCCACGGTGCCAGAATGCCCTCGCAACGTTTTCCGGCATTTCCAGCATCTGGCCAGCTTCTAACGCGACACCGCCCGGCCCGACACAACCAGACACCACAATCACCAGCATGATACCCCCTTAAAATGGCGAAAGCCGGCCACAAGGCCGGCTCGCAGACAACCACAGCGCCGCCAGATCAGCGGCGCATATCGCGCACAACGGAGAAAGATTGCTCGTGTCGCGCGCCGACGTCGATATCTTGGAAAACGCGCAGGATCAGGCCGCCGGCCGCCGCGTCCCCCGCTTCATCCGGCTTGATATCCAGTACCCCCCATTCACCGATCAGCACGTCGGACCAATTACCGAATGCCAGCCCCACCAGACCCGTACCCGTACCCTTCGCAAAATCAGCGCGAATTTGGTTTGACGCCACAGCCCGGTATCCGTTGACCTCTGCGCCCTCCCAAATGGCCCGCTCCGAACCCGCCCAACGCGGGGTTTTCTTCATCGTCCCCCGGCCATATGCATGGGTGACATAGGCCAGATTACCGATATCCGCGTTGGCCGCCGATACCATGGTTTCCATATCCACCACGGCATCATGGGTAATCACAGCGCCATCCGCGCCAAGCGTCACCAACCCAACGCCCGGCAAATTGAATACGCCACGCGGCTGCCCATCGGCACCCGTACCATTGAACACTGCCCAGTCAATCCCCAACGCCGTTGACGTAATCAAATCTTGGCGAACCAGGGTTTCCACATTGGGCGAGGATTGCAGCAACAACCGGCGCGTCATGTGCATTTCAGCCGCGATGGTGCGAGGCTTCATCACCAGATTTTCAACCGTCAACCCAGACCGGTCAGGGGCCTGCCCCTCATTCAGCCAATAGGTGCGGGCACCGCCGGACAGCTTGGGAATATCAACATCACCAACCAGACCCGACAGGACACGGGCACCCAACTGCCCCGCCACCGTGCGGGAGCGCAGAAGCTCAATGAATTCATCCTCACGCCGATCAACGGGCACCAAATTGCCCGTGTTCATCGTCGTCATTTCACCAGCCCGGACCCCGGCCGGCAGGAAACCCCGAGACAGGACATCGGCCGGAACAAAGAAGCCGCGCGCATCACGGCCCAACCGCTTCGCAACCGCCTCCGACGCCTCCCGCTCAAAGCCAGCGCGCGACCAATCCTTGTTGATCGCCGCCCGAATGGCACTGAACAGGCTGTAACGCTCAACCTCCCGCGTCCCCATGCCGATTTCCGTATTGGGGCGCAGGGGCGATGCCTGATTACGCTCCGCCGCCCGCTCCACAATCCAGCCCTGAAATTCCGCCAGCGAACGACCCTCAAAGGCCATGCGCTCCGCCTGTTCACGGCAGTTGGTGCGCGCACCCAGGTCAATGATTGCGCGGATACGCTCCCGCTCCGTCGCGGCCGGATCAGCCGCCGGGGGAGCCGCCGCAGGGTCCGCGTGACGGGCAGCCGGTTCCGGCTGGGGAAGAACAGGGGCAGGGGAAGGGGCCGAGCGCTGGCCAAAGGCCGGCGGATTGAAGGCAGTACGCATATTTTCCGCTCCATAGATCGTGATTTCATGCGTGGGCACCGCCGGAGCCGCACGCTCTACCTGTGCCGCCATGTCCGCCGGGACAGTGACCAGGCTGATTTCATAAGGCTCCCACGACAGGACGCGGTATGTGTCCACACCATCGCGGGAGCCCTCCCACTGGACTTCATAAATCCAGTACCCAACCGAAACATTCGGCCGGAACCCGTCGCGCGCTTCCGCGTAAATCTCCGCCGCCCGTGCGGAATTGGAAAAGCGCACCCGCGCACGGGCCTTCCTGTCCGCACCGATCTTCACGGACCCCGCGACGACGACACCCACGCTGTCCCGCCGGTCATGTTCCATCAAAAGATGGGCACGCCCGGAATTCAGCCATTCCAGCCAGACCGCGCCGGGAGAATGATCCAGAATTTCCGCGCCGTAGTAGCGCGTCACCGGTGTTTCCGACGAGAAAACCACGTCGATTTCACGGGCATCGTCCGCCGCCGTGCCCGCGTCGAATTCAGCCGAACGGTATGTTTCCGCCCCCGGCATCGTTCCCAGCGGAACCAGATCAGACCGCCGCACGCCCGATGGACGCACGACAGGGGCGGGGCCTGCATGACGCAGCCCGCCCCCAATAGGGATGAAAGACATTACCCCTCCACATTATCCAGGCTATCAGCCGCATCCGCATCATGCGGCGGGGCTGGCGGATCAGCCGGACCAGACGCCGGCCCCGCCATCGCCGCATCCGCATCCGCCAAAGACACCCCGTAACGCTCCCGCAACTCAGCCTCTGCGGCCAGCTCCGCAAGCACATCCTCGTAATCGCCGCCCTGATCCGCACAGATCGCGGTTCGGCTTGTAGTGTGCATATCCAGCGCGATTTTATTCGCCTCACTTTCGCGCTTTGGGTCGACCCACTTCCACCCCCGCGCCCGGAAGACAGGGGCGTAAAGACGGTCAAAATCCGCGATTTGCAGGCCCGGCAACTGCCCCGTTAACAGCACCCACCGAAACCACCGCAGATGCACGCGGGTTTCAAAATGTTCAATAAGGTGCTGCTGCCGTCCCTGCCATCCGTCGCGCTCATCCAAGGCCCCCCAGCGCAGGCCCGAATAACTCACCCCATTCAGGTCATTGGCAACGGAATGGTATCCAGCGGCACCGGTAGATGAGGCAAAGCCCCGCAATGCCGCCTTAACGAACGCATCAAAACCCGCGTTGGGGTGCTGCGGATCGAAGGCTTGCACCTCATAGCCTTCTGGAAGCTCATGCATGGTGCCGGGCAGCATTTCGTCTATCAGGTGGCCACGCGCGCCGACACCATCCCCCGCGCCGCCGCCCTCACCATCACCAGCAAAATCAGGATCAGCGACAGGGGCGGAATAAGGGTCCGCCTTTTCCGTCCGCTTGTAGAACGCCATCTTCGAAGCCGCGACACGCGCCGCAATCAACTCCGCCTCGATATAGCCATCCAGCATTTTCAGTTCCGACATGCCGGAAACATACGAAGGCACGCCGCGAAGCTGGATATCATCCATGAAATAGCCATGGATGATATCATCCGCCGGGATGCGGACATACCGCCGCTCCCGCGCTTCAAACGCATCCCCATTCGGGTTTGCGGTCAAGAACCAGTACGCCACCACCCGGTCATATACAGGCTCAATTTCCAGCCCCATATAAATCCGGTTGCCGTTCGGCAGATCGCGGCACAGCTGGTAATCCAGGCACTCAGGCGGAATGAACCGGACACCAAAGCGGTAGCGACCGGGGGCGCCCTCGACAATCTGGACGAAACATTCCCCGTCCCGCTCCACCATCTTCGCCCATAGCTTTTCTGCGTCCGTCGCCGTCATCCGACCGCAGACGGTAAAATTACCCTTCTGCCTCTGGACCCGCCACGCGGCTTCAATCGCATCGTTCGCAACCCAATCCAGTTTCCCGGCCCGCTTCATCATGGCGCGAGACTGGAACTTTATGCCGTAAGGGCCGACAACGTTGTTTTCAACCAAGGCCAGATAACGGCGCACAAAGCCGTTATTGCGCGCCAAGGCCCGCGACCGCTGCACCACCACCGCCAATTGCTGGCGAAGATAAGCATCGGCCGATTTACCATGACGCACCCAATCACCATAGAGATTGCCGCCCGCCGCCGCCGCAAAGCCGGCACCACCACCAGCCGCAGAACGCGACGCCGAACGGCCAAAGTGCGGCACCCGCCGGGACGGGGGCACAGCACCCCGCCCACCCGCCGAAAAGCGGCGGGATAACCATGCCCCGATACCCATGATCCGCCCCTTAATACCGCCCGAAGCGCGTCAATACGATCCGACCGCCACGCTGCCCCCGCCGCCGCCGATCTTCCTGCGCAATTTGGCGCTCACACTCACGAACCAGCGCCGTTAATTCCGCCATGCTGTACCGGGACAGCTTCCGCCCCTGGAACTCCATTGACGCCTGATCATCGGTCGCCTTGCGCAACAAGGACGCCTCGCAGGCCGCCCGCAAACGCCGCCAAAAGCCTTCCCCGCCGCCGCTGGCGACAGAAGCCGGATCAGGCAAAATCCGCAGCCGGCCGGATGCCAGCGTAAGCCGCTCCCCCGGCCGGCTGGCCAGCACCGACCAATCATAAAAGCCGGGCACCATGCCGCCCGTCTCCCCCGCCGCCAGCCGCCACCGCCATTCACCAGACACCGGCACCAAATCGAACGACCGACCGCCCGCCGCCCCCACCAGCCGACAGACCACACCCCACCCATCACCCTGCGGATAGCCGGTGATAATGCAGATATCAGCGCTATCACCACTGACCAGCGTTTCAGGGATCATTTCAGACCTTTCATCACAAAGCCCGCCGCCCTTGGGGCTGGACGGGACGGGAACCTTGACGGCGGGGCGGGCTGAGCAAAGCCAGCCGGCTTAAAGGCACGATCAGGGGCCTTCCCCGGCACCGGGGAAGGCTTGACCCCAACCGCAGACCGGACAGGGGCGGCACCATCGCCGCCGTAACCGGTTCGCGCCACCCCTATGCGCGCCAATTCCACCGGCACCGCCGCCACCGGGCGGGGCACAGCCCAGCCCGGTGGAGTGCGCCAATCAAACCGCAATGGACGAATGCGCAGCGACATAGCCACCGCATAGACCAGGATATCCAGCGTCTCATTCAGCCGCCGTTTTTTCTTCCATCGCCCGTCCGGCTGCTTTTCTTCCGCCAAGATTTCATCAATGAAATTCTCAGCCAGATCATGGGGCAGGTAGATACTGCCCGGCCCTGCATCCTCACGGCGCAACCGCGCCGCGACAACATCCTTCAGGCCATGGGAACCCACCATCCATTTTCGGAAGCCGGCGACGACGGGTTTTCCGTCCGGCCCGATCTCAGGCTTTGGCCGCGCCAACATCGGCGCGGCCGGGTTTGAAGATCCTTTGATCATGGTCAGATAGGCATCTGGCCAGCCGCGACGCCGCGCCCAAAAATAGAATTGACGCGCCGCTTCCTCTGTCCCCGGCTCACCGCCGGTATCGATAGCCGTGGTGGCAATCCCCAGCGTCAAGCCCGGCCGCCCCTCCACCGGATACCGCGCCTCCAACACGCGGGGGAACAACACGCCCCAATCTTCCGGCCGGGAAGGGGGCTTTATCGGCACATCCTCCCAGGTCAGGATATCGAAGCGGTCGATAAGCCACATGGAGCCGCGTTCATCGTGGGCGATAACGCCCACAGCAAAGCGATTACCCTGCACATCAACCGACGCCGTGAGATAACGCGCCGCCGCCGGCACCACCCCCAACGACACATCAGGCCGCCGCCGCCGCCGCAAATCGTCCGCGTGCAAGGGCGGCAAGGCCGCATGTTTGGAGACGTAGGGGATACCCAGCGACGTGTTATAGACCGTCCGCAACGGCTTTTCGTTGCCGGTCGCCTGGAATTCCTGTTCTGCCAGCACCAGGGCGGCCGCGATATCACCCCAACATTCATAGGGGTTACACAGCCCGTGAAAGATCGCCGCCCGGTCCCGACCGGCTGGCGGTTCCCCTACCATAGTGCCATCCGGCAGGATTGCGCAGCCGGGCGGCAACAGGCGGGAGCGGGACAGCAAGCGCCGCCGCTCCCCCTTCTCGTGCGGGTGGCCGCACGAAGGGCAGACCAGGCAGGCCCCCGCCCGCGCCGCCTCTGCATCTTCCAAACTGGCAATATGCAGATGCTTATCCGTCGGCCGCCCATCCTGATAGCCGGGCGTGAAGAAATCACCGCAGCCATCGCAGGGAACGGCGACCAGCCATGCCGGCACCCCAGACACCAGCGCCGCTATACCCGTGCCATCCAACCGGGAAGGCGAACAGGCAACCAGCAACTTGCCATCCTTGCCGAACCGCTTGATGCGGTTCCGCAACATGCGCACCGGATCGCCTTCACCGGGACGTTTAACAGAACCGCCAACGTCATCGGTCATGCGGTCGCGTTCGTCCAACAGGCCATATTTGACCGTCCGGCCCGACAGGCTGTTGATGGTGGGCCACACCACATCAATAACCATGCCCGAACGCGCCGTTTTCTTTGTCGCCGTGTCCGCGCCCCGGCCATTGGCCAACAGACGGCGCAGGGGCCGCCCCTCTGCGTCAACCGATGCATCAAGCATTCGGTCCAATTTCTGCTGTACGAACGCCTCTGCTGCGTCCTCAGTCGGCTGAACAATCAACACGTCCGCCGGATCGTACATCAGCGCATAGGCGGAAACGTTCAACATCAGTTCGGACTTGCCGAACTGCGCCGGCCCCATGATGTAGATCGCCGTTACAGCCCGGCTTTCCAGCCAAGCCATAATTTCCGCCATGGGCGGGAAAGCGTCCGCATCCCATTTTTTATAGCCGCCGCCCGGCACCTTGAACCGCCGATGCAGACGGGCACATTCCGCGACGGTGGCTTTACGCGGGGGGCGGATAGCCTCCGCCACCACCCCATGCAATTCCCAGCCACGACGTAGCCCACCAACAGCGGCGGGCATTGTCGCACCCGTCATCCCGCCTCACCCCTTGCCACGCTCAACAGCTTCTCGAATGCTTCAGACAGGTCAGACAGCCGCGCCGTCAACAGGCTGCGAATGGACAGGATCACATCATCATCCAAGCCCAATTCTTCGCCCACTTCCTCCGCTGCCGTCCCCAGCCCCGCCCGGAACGTCTGGATAGCCACAGCCAAGGCTGTTTCGACTTCCGCATATGGGATCAGGGTGCGCAGCTCTTTCGCCAGCCGCACCCGCTCATATTCGATTTGGATCGCCTGTCGCCGGGCAGAACCACCGCCGGCAGTCTCTGCCCCTATATCGGACAGGCCATCTGTCCCCAGCTCAAGCCGCAACTGATTATCCGCTTGCGCCTTGCGCTCACGCTCCGCCACCTCTTGTGCGGCCACGTCACCGCGCCACCGCGCCACCTCACGCGCCGAAAGCATGTAGGGCACGCCGTTGCCGCCCACTTGGCGCACCGGGCACCCGTCATCAATCCAGCGCCGCACCGTCGGCAGGCTCACATCAAAGATGCGGGCAATCTCATTCAGGTTGCGGATATCATCATCCCCGGCACCGGCCGGCACCTCTACCGCGTCCGTCACCGCCACCCCCGACAACAAAAACAACAATAAAAACAGAACACTATTGCAGCGCTCGCAACCTCCCGCGCACTGCGCTGCCGCACCGCACTACCCCTCCACCCCCTCCCGGAAGGACCCGCCCCCCCGTCCCAAATGTCGGGACAGGGGCCGGCCCCGCCGCCGGCCCCCGCCCCCACGGGCAGGGGGAGGCGCACCCCGCGCCGTCAACCCCCGCCCATCGGCGCGTCAGCAGCCCCACCGCAGGCCGCCCGCGCCGATCCCGTTACGAGCCAGCCGCCCTTTCCGGCACCAACTCCAAACCCAGCGCCAAAGCCAACGCCCGCGCAAACTTCGCACCACGCAGCAGCACAACCCCACCCGGAAACGAAACCCGGTTATAGCCATTTGCATCAAGGATCACCGCCACCCCCGTCGAAAATTCCTTGACCGTGAACGGGGGCTTTGCAAACCGATGAACTTCCGCCGATGCCACCAAATCAGGATCAATTTCCATCACCCGGCCCTTTCCCTGTCAGCCATTCATCACTGTCTTCCCGGCTGGCATCCCAGCCGGCAAGCCACGCATCCCGCGCCCCATCACCCGCCGGATAAGGGCAGGTGCAACGCCTATCGCCGTCTGAGTACGCCTCATACCCTTGGGCATATGCCACCTGCCCCACATGCTCGACCCATGCAGCCCGATTACAGCGCGAACACGGCACACTCTTGCCGTCCGCCCCCCTCACAAAGCCGTCACGACAAGCAGCAACGCCCTCACACATCCCCACCCCCAACACAACAAGGGCGGGGGGAGGCGTCGCCGCACCTCAACCCCCGCCCGCCGCACGGCACAGGCGGCACCCGTCTGGCCAGCCCGCACCGGTCCCGTTATTCCGATAGCCTCAGGCCCGCCGCAGCGTCGCCCCGCCCTTGCGGGGGCGCAGCGCCACCGCGTCCGCACCAGGCGGCAAGCCCGGCCCTTCCAGGTGGAAGCGGACACCACCACCCACATAGTCCGCGACCACGCCCACCAGCCGAACCCCCGCCGGCAACAGCAGCCAAGCCGCAAGCTGATCCAGCGACACCGCCGCCACCGCTTGGCGCTCCGCCGTGTCCGTGCGCCTGCCCAGCACCGTCATTCCGCCACCCGCACGGGCATCAAGGGCGCAAGCTGGACAAGCACGGACTGCAACATCTCCGCAGCACCCGCCAGCCCGTCAAACTCCGCCCGCCTGCACATCACCTCACAGGCAGCCGTCACCAGCGCACCCGCCCGTTCCAGGTCGCGCCGCCGCCCCTTGGGCTTGTAATACTCTGCATCCCAGGGCCAAAGGTCCGGCCGTTCTTCGATATAGGCCCGTGCCGCCAGTACGAGCGGCAGCGCCCCGCCCGCGTCATCGCCCGATGGATACCTGTGTTCCACCGCGATTTGCCGGTGACGCTCCGCCCGCACAGCGGCAAGGGCCGCTTCCATCCGTCCCTGATCCGTCATGCCACACCCCGGAAAAAGCAACAGCCCGGCGGGATTGCTCCCGCCGGGCTGTTGTAAGGCTGAAAACAGAAAGGCCCGGAGGGATCACTCCCGCCGGGCCTTCTGACCATCCTGCAAGGGCACAGGAATGGCACCCCCAAAGTGTCAAGAGCACGCGCGAACGTCAAGCCCCTTTTTTTCCCATGGCGCAATCGGAAGGGTTGGCTGCACCACAATATGGTCACGCAGCTTGCCGGGGTGTGCCATGAAATGGCGGGCAACCTCATAAATACCTGTCACCCACATCAACCATTCTGCGCGGCATTGCTGCACATAGGACAGACCAGGCCCCACCCGCCTAACCATGCACCCCACCCGCTGGCCCCGTTCATCCTTCACCATGCGGTAACGCCCCCGCTTCGGGTGCCCGCCCTCATATGCAGGCTCACCCAACCAATCCGGCTCAAACCATTGAGCCGCCCCAGGGTGCCAATCGGGACACTCCCCCGCCCGCGCGTAGCGGATCAGCAACGCCTGGATAGGCACATCCAGCCGGGAGACGAATTCATGCGCCACCTCTGCGTCAGGGTGCAGCCGCCCGCCGGTCGCCATACCGAAGCTATCCACCGCGACACCCAAAGTCGCAGCATCGCGCAGGCGGTCGCACAGCACCCCCGTTGCCGCCCTCCCCACCCTCACCGCCCCATCCGCCTGCGCCTCCAGGGCCTGCAACCCTGAGGAAAAAGCATAGTCCGCGCACTCCACCGTATAGACCCATCCCAAAAATGCCTCGACCGTCACGCGCCGCAGCACGGGGGCCGCCCTCGCCACCGCCATCATTTTTTATCCTTCCGCCTTCACTAATCCGGCATAACGCACGGCTTTTATTGCCGAAAATTAAAACTTGAGTATGTGAATGACTTCATAACAAGAGACGCTGATCTTGTGCTATGCCAACAACACCAGCATATGCCTCTTGTTTGTTAAGCGTTTTACTTTTCCCTAAATCACTTGTCTTTGGCGATACCAATTGCGAGCCGACACCAGCCCCGCAAGCAGGACGCGGCCCCACTACTAGCGGCGGTTGGTGTGGGACGACATAGCCGGTCGGCTCCACCCGCCCCGGAGTGGGTGCATTTATTTCCGCCGCCGCCCGCCATTGGTCCTTATGGGCGACGCACCACCAACGCCCCACCTCTCCCCGTGCCAGCCGGGGACCATAGCCGTACGTCGCATATGCCGCGCAGACCTCACAGCGATATACATACGGGAGCAAGCCCTTAGCGGCCCGCCCGATCATGGCGCACCTACCACGGCGAACGGCGCAACTACTGTCGCCACACCATACCGCCCCCACACCGCCGCCACATGGTCCGCCATCGCCAGACCCGCCCGCCGACCGAAGGCCGGGTTATCAATCACCCGCCCCCGCCGCCGCAGCCGCGCCCGCGTATCAACGCCAGCATGCGGCCACAGCCGCACCGACCGCACCCCAGGGGGCAAAATGAGCCGGGGCAAATCATCGCTACGCAGGCACAACCCCACCGGCACCCCAGCCGGAACCTCTGCCATCACGCGCAAAGCGGTCGCAAACCCCACCACCAGCGCCATTTCTTCCGCCACGCGCCCCACCAACGCATAAGCCCCGAGGGGCAGCCGCCCCACCGGCTCCGCCCGCAACTCAGGCAGCCGGATTACCGCGCCGCCCACCACCTCCCCAGCCACCTGCATCGGCAACAACCAGCCGCCCCCGATTCTCTCCCGTACCACACCAGACAGGCCGTAAATTTGCTCTGGCGGCACCCCATCCGCCGCTCGCTCCCATTGAGCGAAAAACTCCACCGACACGCGCGCCCCCTATATTTTGAGTGTGACGAAATTTCGACCACAGAATACGGGGCATCCGGCCCAGTCGCCAGCTTGATTTTTTCGCCATACTAAACTTTTGCACAATATGCCTTTGCACTTGCGAGGCATATTGCACAGTCTCATTTTCGCAAGACAAAATTCCATGCCGTTACAAGGCATAGCGAGGGCAAATTGAACCAGAATTCCAGCACCACAAACCCGCCCCCAACCTCTACAGTCGGGGCTGGATTTTGGCTGACTGACGGCTCTTACGTGACGCTCCGAGAATTTGTGCGCCGCCGCTTGGCAGAAGCCGGCCACGATCAGAATTGGCTTGCCGCACAGATGGGTGTTTCTTCCGGGACGCTATCGACAATCCTAAACGCCGGCAGAGAAGCCAAAATTAGCCAGCTTGACACCATGGCGTCAGCGCTTGGCGTCAACATCGTCATCCTGCTACGCCTCTGCGGCTACGGCTCCGCCACCACCAAAGCCAGCACAGCCCCGACAGGGGAAATTATCGGAGATGGCGCAGTACGGTTCTATGACGACGCCGAACGGATCAGCGCCCCAAGGGTGCAAGGCCCCGTTGACTTACTGGACGGCTGCGGCTTCGTGGTACGGACAAACTCCACAGGCCCCCGCTACTTGCCGGGGGAAGTGGTATGGACCGAAACGCCACTGACCACCCACCCAGACCAGCTATTAGCTCGCCCCTGCATCATCACCCTTTGCGATGGGCAACATGTGTTGCGCACCCCGCTCCTATCAGCAATGCCCAACCGCTACACCCTACTAGCGCCCCACGGTGCCCTGACCACCGACGTAGAGGTATTAAGCGGGGCCGCTATTGTCCGCATCACCGCAGCGTGACTATTTTGACACACACGCGCCGCGCCATGAACCGCCACAGTTTCGCGGCACAGCATCGCCACACCCTCCAAGGATTTCGCCCAACGAAATCCGCCGTCATGGCAGCATGACACCATGGCGTCATGACAGCATGTTGTCATGACGCCATGACGGCAGTATAGTGCAGCCACCACCACCAAGGGCCGCACCATGAAAACACTCGCCCTCATCTGCCAAAAGGGCGGCACGGGAAAAACAACCCTGGCCATCCATTTATCAGTCGCCGCAACAGTTGATAAACGCTTTACCGTGCTATGGGATGCAGACCCGCAAGGGTCCGCCCTGCACTGGCGAGCCGCCCGCCAAGCAGACGCCCCGCCGCCGGTACTACCGGGGCCACCCACCACAGCCGATATCGCCACCACCGCGCAAAAGGGTGCGAAGCTCTGCATCATCGACAGCCCACCCGCCGCCGATTTCAGAGCGTCCGGCATCATCACCGCCGCAGACTTCGCGCTGATCCCGGTACGCCCGAGCCCGCTTGACGTGACAGCCGCCGCCTCCACCGCCAAAATCGTGGCAGCCACCGGCAAACGTGCCGCTTTTGTGCTGACAGCCTGCCCCACTCATTCAGGGGGCAATGCGCTGGCACTCGATGCAGCGGCCACCTTGACCGCCTACGGCCTGCCTGTCTGCCCTGTCCGCATCTACCAGCGGCAAGCATACGTCTCCGCCCTCACTGGCGGGCTAGCCGTATCCGAGATTGACCAAAACTCACTCGCCACCGCCGAAATCAAAGCACTGTGGAAGTGGATCAAGAAGGAAATCCAGGCATGAGCCGTAAACCCAGCATGGCCGATTTTGCCCGCCCCACCGCCCACACTCCACCCCCCACCCCAACACCCAGCCCGTCAAAAGACCGTAAAAATGTTGCCTTCCGGGTGACAGAGCCCCAACGACTGGCCCTAATTATGGCCGCCTCACACATGGGCCTGCCCAGCATTCAGGCCCTGCTGGAACGAGGGGTTGCGGCCCTTTTTGAACAACACGGACTGAAATACCCAACCGAATAACCATGTTCCGCCGTAGCGCCGCATCATCGCGGCGCTACCACAACGGACAGACCGCGCAAACCGGGCCAGACCAGCGCCGCCGCACGGCGCAACTCTATCCCCGCCGTGCCGTCAAGATAATCACGCACCATACGAGACGGGGCCGATAGGCACACGCGCCCCCCTTCTGCACTGAGAAGACCGAGAGCCGAGAGCCACCGGGCAACCCAGGCGCGCCCCTTCATCCGCTCCAATGCTGCTCGTAGCGCCCCGAGCGCCCCACACTCCTTTTCCTGCCCAGCAATCCCTTGCGCGGGCGTGCCCGCGCTATGGTTCTTAGGGTTATTAAAGGGTTTGGACGAACGCGGTTCGTATTGGGCGGAACAATGTTCGTCATCACCATGCGCTTCGTTCGTATCCGCCGGGCGTTCAGAACGAACGTCGTTCGTATTGACGCCAGCCAGGATATAGCCATTCGACCCGCGCCGCCCGCGTGCGGACATAACCACAACCGCCCCAGCCGCTGCCAACGCGGCCAGACCCTTCTGCACCCCGCGCACCGTCAAGCCGATGCGCACCGCCAGCGTTGCCGCCGCCGGGTTGCACTGCCCGGTTTTTTCATTGTGGAAACTGACGAGCCCCCATGCGCAGAGCTTTGCACCCGGCGATAGGTCAGCACGGGCCATTTGCGCCGAAAGCCATTGATCCTTAGCAAAACGCGGCATCGGCTGGAAAGCGAGAACAGCACCCATCAAAACCCCCTCTTGGTTAGGTCAGACGGATGGCGCAGAAAGCCTTGCCGCACAGGGGACGGAATGCTATATTCCGGCCTGTAACGGTCGTGTGCGGCAAGGTCTCTCTACACCTCCCATCGACCGAAGGCCCTCCCGCTCCAACGGGGGGGCCTTCGTTTTTCTGCACCATCGGTAAATCGAAACAGGCCCCGCGCGCAAGCAGTTTCGCCGCGCGCCGTTTCTGCCCGACAAAAACGCAAGCATTTCCGCGCCCCTGCATGATCCTCAACAGGATGTAGCAAGGGGCGCAGCAACCCACAAAACCTATGCGTATCGAGTCGCAAAGCCAAAACGGCCCGCGACGAGGGACGACTCAGCCCGATTTAGTCGGGCTAAAAATGTCTTGCTGTCATGGCGTCATGCTGTCATGCTGCCTAAGCATCAAGACGCTATGACAGCATAGCGCCTTGACAGCAAGACAGCAAAAAGCAAGAGCGCAACGATGCTGCAACACCCGCAACAAAGCCACGCGCTGGCGACCTATTGGCACCTTTGCCGCGCCGCCATGACAGCATGACGGCATGACAGCAGAAAGACGACAGCATGACCAAAAAGACGATTGACCTATTTTGCGGGGCTGGCGGCATGTCCGCCGGCTTTGAAGCCGCCGGTTTCCGCTCCGCCGCAGCGGTGGACAATTTTGACGCTGCCACCAAGACATACGCGCACGCCCACCCACACAGCGCCGTCATCAACGCCAGCATAGAGAGCATTGATGCCGAAACGCTGGCCGCAGCGGCTGGCGTAGCACGCGGGGAACTGGCGGTCCTGACCGGCGGACCACCGTGTCAAGCCTATTCCGTCTATAACCACCAGCGGGGCACGCACGACGCCCGCGCCGGCCTGTTCCGCGAATATCTGCGGATCGTGGACGGGCTCCGCCCCGAATGGATCGTGATGGAAAACGTCACAGGTATCCATTCCATCAACGGCGGGAGCGTGGTGCGCGACATTTACAGCGCCCTCGCAGAGCTTGGCTATGCCGTCGAACACCAGACCCTAAAGGCCGAAGATTTTGGCGTCGCGCAAGAGCGTCGCCGCGTCGTGTTCGTCGGCACCCGCACCGGCAGCGCCATCCGCTTCCCCAGCCCCACGCACGGGACAGGCAGCGGGTTGCAGCCTTATACGACCGTGCGGGATGCGATAAGCGACCTACCCGCCATCCGCAACGGCGGCACCGGGACAGAATACGCAGCCCCGCCCCGTAGCGCCTTCCAGCGCTACGCCCGCGCCGCCGCGCCGGCACTGACCAGCCATAAGGCCCCCCGGCTGGGCGAGATAAACCTACGCCGGATGCAGCACATCCCCCAAGGGGGCAGCTGGCGGGATATCCCCCACGACCTGCTGCCCGAAGGCATGCAGCGCGCCAAAAGGTCAGACCACACCAAGCGATACGGACGGCTCCACCCGGAAGGGCTATCCAGCACGATCCTAACCAAATGCGACCCGCATTGGAGCGCCTGCATACACCCATGGGAAGACCGGTCCTTGACCGTGCGCGAAGCCGCCCGGCTACAGTCGTTCCCGGATCACTTCACATTCCACGGCTCTACCACCGAGCAATACACCCAAGTTGGCAACGCCGTTCCGCCGCTTTTGGCCCGCGCCGTGGCGTCATGCATTCATGACGGCATGACGGCATGACGGCATGACGGCATGACGGCATGACGGCATGACGCTACGACAGCAAAGAGGCAACAGCATGACCAGCATCACCGACATAGCCAAGGCGATACACGCCGGCACCGTCCGCCGTTCCAGCCCGGTCGGCTGGCACCCGATCCCGGAATGGGATGCACTGCCCCCGGCTTCACAGGCAGAATTCCACCACATGGCCAGCGACGCCGCCCGCGCCCTGGCACTCTTGCCGGCAACAGAGCGATACGACACCAGCCGACAGGCAGACCGGCCGCCGCTGGTACTCAGCGCCAATGCCTATGAGGCAAGCCGCGACCTTAACGCCCACATGGATCTTCTGACCCTGCGCCACCGCCTGACAGGCGGGCAGCAGCTAGAGGCGCTTTTACTCACTCACGCCCTGTTTATGCGCGTTAACGCAAAGCCGGGCATGGCGGAAATCGCCGCCGGCCGCGAAGCGACCGCCAACAGACACTGACCAGGCAGAGCATGATTGCAGCACTTTTCGTTGATCCGGCTGGGCACTATGCCGGCATCCCCGGCATAGACCTATGGGGAGAAACCCGCGATGCAAGGCGCTACGCCGGCCCCCACCCCGTTGTTGCTCACCCACCATGCAAGCGATGGGGGCGCATGGCAGCAGGCGGCACCGCAGCGCCAGGCAGCGCCATACCAGGCGACGATAACGGGTGCTTTGCCGCCGCCCTCAAGGCGGTTCGGACATGGGGCGGGGTGCTGGAACACCCGGCGGATAGCCTGGCCTAGAAATTCTTCCACCTGCACCCGCCCCCGCGCTCTGGCGGATGGGTGGTTGCCGATTGGGAAGGAGGATGGACCTGTTATGTTGAACAGGGACATTACGGGCACATGGGCCGAAAGCCCACCTTCCTTTACGCCGCCCGCGCTGAACTGCCGTCATTGGTCTGGGGACAATCACCCCAGCGCCTGGACCCCGCCGCCGTGGCAAGGCATGGGTACGAGAAAGCCCGCCGCATGGGCGTAATGGCATCGATAGGCGGCAGCCAAAAGACCAAAATCCGAGAAGCCACCCCGCCGGCATTCCGCGACCTGTTGATATCCATCGCCCGCACGGCGGCACCGCCGCTTGACGCCCGCGCCCCGCTCTGGCAGCAAGCCGCCAGCTATGGGGCATAATAGATAATGACAGACACCAGCACCGCACACCTTGCCGGGCTTGCGGCCGGCATCAAGGGGCAAGCCGCCAGCCAATGCCCACACAGCAGCGGACAGGACAGGACGGACTGGATAGCCGGGCACACAGAGGGGAGCGAGCTTGCCGCCGGCATCGCTGCCGACCGCGCCAATATCGCCGCCATGGAACAGGCCCGCGCCAACATCGCCCAAAGCACACCAGGGCAGCCATTACCCGCCAGCAACACGATAGCGCCCCCATGGGCACAGACCTTGCCGCAACGCGGTAGCGTCAAATAATCCGCCCATGCTGCACTGCCGAAAGAACCCCGGTCCCGCAAGTCGCGGCCGGGGTTCTTTCTTGCCGTACCACCCCGGCCACGCATCGGCACTTTCGAAATACTCTAAACGAATTTCCATATTGGGCATTACCGCCAAAGCGCCGCCGCACCAGCCCGGCCAAAATCCCATAAAAAGAAAATTCCGCAACTCATAAGCTGAAACCTTCTATGTTTCATTTTTCACCGGCAAGCGCCCACCGACGCGGGCACCCATAACCTTATCCTCAACATCTACCCGGAACAGACAGCAAAATGACGCCATGGCGGCATGACAACATGCCGCCATGGCAGCAAAAAAGAACAGGACAACCGCGATGAATGCCCTATTCATACCGCTCAAAACGGAACATTTCCGCGCCTTCCAGGACGGCACAAAACAGGAAGAATTCCGCCCCTACGGCGCGCGATGGAACGAAACCACCTGCCCGCCAGGGCGGAAAGCCACGCTGTCAAAAGGGTACGGAAAATACGAACGGCTTAACGGCACCATCACCGGCTTCCGCCGCTGCGGTCCCGAAGCACACCCAGCCATCCGCACCATTTACCCAGACGGCAACGACTTTTGCGCCATCGCCATAGCCATAGAAGCACCACCCACCTAATCACCCCGCCACGGGCGGGGCAACCAGCGACACCGCCAGCGCTTGCCCCGCCGCCAGATCAGCCGCCCGCCCCACCCCCTCGAAATCGTCAGTTCCGGGAGGTGCCAGATAGACGACATAGCACCCCGCCGCCGGGACATAGCCGACCATGGCCCTATGCCCCGTGCTGGCCTCCCCCTTGCGGTCCCGCTTGTTCACCCGCCTCCACCGCCAGCGAGGGGCGGTTTCTGCGTCTGCGCTTTCGCCGTCGTTCGCGGTCATGGCCCCGCCTCCACATCGCCGCCGTCCCGCCACGACAGCAGGAAGGACGCCACGCGCTCCACCGCCCGCGCCCGCGCATCGTGCGCGGCCAAATCGTCCGCCCGGCCGGCATCGGCAAGCGAGCGGCGATAAGCCAGGAAATAGCGGTGGCAAGCCTCACGGGCGGAAAGCCCATGCGCGCCTGCCAAGTCGATAACCGTTGCAGCAGCCGATAGAACATAAGACACCGAGCGCATGATCAGGCCCGCCCCGGTGGGTGCATGGGAATCACCGCAGCCCCACCACCATCATGGGGCGGGTTGGCAGGACCAGCCGCCGCACGGGCGATCAGCTTTTCAATAGGCGTCATGCGCGCTCGCGCGACTTCAAGGTAATGCTCGCGCTCCCGCCGGTCATTGTCTTCATCTTCCCGCAAGCTGGCGATAAGGTCCGGCTTAGCCGCGCGATGCTTCAGCGCATACGCGACCGCCCCCTCTGACAGCCCCACATTCTTCATATATTCTTTGGCCGCTTTCTTCATATCAGCGGCTTGCTTTGCCACCTGTTCAGCGCGCAACAGGTATCCCATTGCCAAATCCAGCTTGTCGGCCGCTTCATCGTCCGTTTCCCGGTACTTCACCATCTTTTCTCCCACAGAGTAAGGACCGGCCGTTTCCGGCCGGCCACCATTCAGCGCTTTGCGTTGCGCGCGTTGCCCACATTCAGGGCCAGCACATCAAGGAAACGGCGCAGGCCCGCCAGCACCCCGGCCGCCTTGTCGCCACGCGGCAACACAGCCGCCAGCGCCGCCGCCACCGCCACCACATCGGGGCCATATGTCACCGCCGCATCGATGGCGGTGGCCGCACTTCCGAGCATTTCCAGCATCATTCACCCATAAAAAAAGCCGCCCGAAAGGCGGCATGATCAGCGCCCGGCCGATGCCAGACGCGAGGGAAGGGGAAGGACACTCAGTCCGTCACCCGGTAGAAATCATGGTCGCCAATGCGCCGCAGCCGCTGGCGTCCCCGTACCCATTTCGGCGCGGCCACCACCGCAGGGGCGTAATAGTGCGTCGCCCCACCCAGACGGGACACAGCGATATTGCGCGTGGGATCAGGCACCAACCCATCAAACGCCGCCCGCACCGCCGCTTGGCAGCGCACCGCCACCGGATCAGCCGCCGACACCGCCAGCAGCTTTTCCCGGTTGGGGTCGCCCGGATGCCAGCAAGTAAATTGCAGGCGCGCAAGACAGACCGCCTTGACGCCCTCACCCCACCAATCCGCGTGGCCGTCGTTACCCAGGTCGATTTCCACGCGGTTGCGGATCACCCAGGCTACAGCCACCATGCCGGCATCACCTTGGTTGCGCGCCTCCCCCCAGACCGTCCGCCACGCGGTTTCAAAATCATCAGGGCTATAGACCAGGGGCGGGGCCGCCCGATCACCAGACAAGGGGACAAGAACCGGAACAGGGGCCGTCACAATCTCCACCGGCTGGGGAGGTGACGGCGCGACCATATCGGTCGCCGCCGTCACCACTTGCCCCGCCGCCTGCCCCTTCCGGGACGGCAGCAGCAAAGACAGCAGGGCACCGCCCAGCCGCAAAATAGGCTGCAGATGCATTTTCACAGATCCCTTTAGATTAGGCGCTCACTCCGCCGACGGCGGTACGCCAGAGAGAATTTCCAGCCGCGCCAAGCGCCCGGCCAATAGGCCATTTTCGCGCATGACCGCCAGATAGCGGGCTTCACACTCAGCATTACCTTGCTGTAGGCCCGCGATGATTTGCGACTGTTCACCTAGCCGCTTTTCTAAGTGCGCAAGCTGTGCCAGCAAGCGGGAAACAAACTCACCCGCCCGCCCATCGGCCGATTGCCGCCGCTGCCCCCAGACATTGACGATAGCGATTAGCACCGCCCCACCGCCGGCCGCCGTCAACAGGGACACGTAATCCGCGACGATCAATCCGCCGCGACCTTAAGCCAGATCGGGCCATGGTCCCGCCACGCACTTTCACAATGCCCAGCCACCCCCGCCAGCCGCCAACCGCCATCAATGGCGGCAACCAGCACCCGGCCCCGCCACAACCCCCGCCGGCTCAACTCCCAACTGCCCGCCGAAAGGGTAATCTCCCTGTCTCCCGTGCCAATCAGCACGTTGAGAAGGCACGAGGCGAGCGACAGCAATTCCGCCGCCCGCCGCACGATCTCTCGCATAGTCACTCCACCGGCCATGCCGCCATGATGGCGGCAACATCTGCATCCGTCAGATGCCCCCGCGCCACACCCGCCGCCAGCGCGGCCGGCATGTCCGCCGGATCAACCTCGGATGCAAGGTTAAGCTGGTCATTGACGAGAAATAGCGCCGGATCACCCCGGAAACCCTCATAGGCCGCCAGCCCCGCAACACTCACCACAAGGTCACGAAACGCCAGCTTGCCCAGCATCCGCCGCACCGGGACGGGCGCATCCGGGGCACGAAACACCCCCTCCACCACCCGCCAGCCCGGCCCCACAGGGCTATCATCAGGCAGCGCCACCCAATCGGGCGGCACCTCCCCGGCATCGCCGCCGCGAACCACATTGACGACGACGCCAGCGGCCACAACTGCATAACGCATCACACGATTCCCCATATCTCAAACCAGCCATCGCCGCCGCGCCCGCCCGCGCCTGACAGGTAGCCATTAAAAGACCCGCCGCCCCCGCCACCGCCAGCGCCAAGACCACCATTGCCGCCATTACCGGCCGCCCCGGCATCACCGCCGCCGCCACCGCCGCCGCCATAGCCAGGGAGGAGGGCGCTACCCCCAGCATTACCAGCGGCACCACCACCATTGCCGCCAGATGCGGCCCCATCTGACGCTCGGATACCGCCAGCAGCGCCGGCAACATTTGTGGCGGTCGCCACCCCAGCGCGGCCGCCACCGCCGCCGCCGCCATTACCGACAAGCACCGATTCCCCCGCAGTAACCCCCTGAGTGCTACTCCCACCATAGCCACCAAGACCGCCAGGGATACCAACTCCACTAGCCCACCCCGAGCGGCCTACGCCCGAATAATAGGGGTACCCACCCCGCCCACCAGGAATTATCAGTCCGCCGAACGACGTATTACCACCCGCCCCCCCCAAACCGCCTTCCGTGGCGTCCGTGGTCACACCAGCGGCACCCAGCCCCCCTGCGCCCACCAGCACCGACACGGTAGCGGGCAGATCAGCCGCCGAAACAATGGACAATGCAGCCGGCAACGTTTCGCCGCCCACGCCGCCGCCACCGCCAGCCCCCGAACTGGCCCGACCGCCGCTTGCACCACCACCACCAGCCCCCGAACCGGCCCGACCAAACAGCAGATAGCCGGGGGGCTTTACAAACGGCCCGCTGACAAGCCAACGCCGCCGGAAGGGGCGCAGCACCACCGACCGCAGCACCCCGCTATTCTGATAGAATAGCCGCCGCTCCCCCGGATACATCAGCCAGTTCTGGAGCCCGTCCGAGGCGGCAATGACGATATCGCCCACACCAACATTACCGATGTGGCACCACCAGCCTTCCGGCAGCCAGCTAACGGATAGAGTGATATTCCCAGAGCAATCGACCACAGCCCCGCAATCCGCCGCCGCCAGCGTGGCGGAACTGGCCAGCTCACGCCGCCCCATGGGGGGCTGCGGCCTGTGCGTGGCCAACCGCCCCGCCAGCGTCGCAGGCGTTACCACTCGGTTAGCATCCTGCCCTGAATCTGTTTCAGCTTGCGTAGCAAGCTCCACCAACCCCGCCGCACTCAGCGTCGCAGCTGACACCATGAGAGTCGACAAGGACAGGCGGAAATTACCGCCGCCCTGCATCACCTCCACCTGCATATCAGCCGCCGCCGCCGTCACGAGCGGCAAATCAGAAATTTTCACATCTGGCATATCGCCCCCTTAGAAACATCGCCGCCAAACGCCAGCAACCCGCACGAAGACACGGCGCGGCTCTACCCAGACCCCAGCCACCCGCACGCGGGGCAGCACCGTTTTCCAGGCCCCGCTATCATTGATTGCCATCCGCCCCGCATAGGGCAGGTAAGTGACGGCCGCCGTCATGGCAGAGACCCCAGGCACAGAGATGCGGCTCTCACCCGCCTCTGTGACCCGCCGCGCGCCACCCTCTGCGATCCGCGACATGGGCGCACCAATATGCACCCGCCCCGCCATCCGGTGACGAGATGCGGCAGCTATGCCGCCCGTCGCCGCAAAAGCGGCGGAGACTTGATATTGCATCCGCGCCCCCGCGTTGATTTGCCCCGCCGCCGCCAGCGCCGCCGCACCAGGCCGCAAGGTCCGCCCATCGGCCGCCAGCCCGCCGGTCGCCGTCCAATAGGCAGCCCATGACGCCATGATGGCGGTAGCGGTCGCCGTGCCCCCGCCCCCCGCAAGTGCCGCCGCCGCAGGGCGATAGGCCCGCCCATCGGCCGCCAGCACGCCAGCCACCACCAAGGCAGACCCCGCCGCAATCCGCACCGCCGGCACAGCGCTGGCGGCACCGCCAGCCGACAACGCCGCCGCCGCCGACCACAGATAACCGCCCCGCGCCTGCACATTGCCGCCAGCCGCCAGCGCCGCCGCCGCCGACCGGATTACCCGCCCATCAGCCGCCAGATCGCCCGCCGCCGGCAGCCCAACGACAGCCCACCGCGTCACTTGGGCGATGGTGATTTCCCCACCACCACCCGCCAGCATCGCCGCACCAGGCCGGAAGGCCCGCCCATCAGCCGCCAGCACGCCAGACACCGCCAGCGCCGCCGCACCAGGCCGCAAGGCCCGCCCATCAGCCGCCAAACCACCGACTGCCACGAAAGCCGCATCACCCGGCCGGACAATCAGCCCGCCAACCGCCGCCAGCGCTCCCGCCGCCGCAAATGCCGCCGCCGCTGGCCGCAAGGCCCGCCCATCGGGCGACAGCACCCCAGCCGCCGCCAGCGCCACAGATGCGGGCCGGATCACCCACCCATCGGCAGCAACCCCGCCCGCCGCCAGCATAGCCGCCGCACCGGGGCGATAGGCCAGCCCAGCAATCGCCAAGCTACCCGCCGCCAGCAGACCAGCCGCACCGGGACGATAAGCCAATCCCGCCGCCGCCAGCGATCCAGCCGCCGCAAACGCCGCCGCACCAGGGCGATAAGCCCGCCCATTGGCCGCCAGCACACCGGCCGCCGTCAAAGCCGCATCGGCAGATGCAAAGCGCTCTGTTATCCGCTGCCCGCCGGCCTCTGTTATGCGCAGCCCGCCGGCCTCTGTTATGCGCCGGCCGTCCATGGCTTAGGCCATGGTCAGGACAAACGCGCCGGCAGCAAAGGACAGCGTGTCCCCGTCATTCACGACACGTTGCGATGTCATAGGACCATGCCAAAGCATCGTGCCGCCACTGGCTGCGGTCCATATGGCGACGTGCGTGACAGTCCCCCAATTGCCGCCCGCTGCCGTAAAGGACACAGCGCCAGTGTTCGCCGTTGTGCCGCCGGGACTGGCGGCAGCCGAAAAGACAACCGATTGCCGGGCATACCCGGCCCCACTGACTTCGGTTCCGCCGCCGGCATCCGTCGTAGCACTGGTATAGAGCGCCAAAAACCACGCCGTGGGCCGCGCGGCCGTGCCCGTGGTCATCAAAAAGTCAAGCACCAGCTTTTCCGCCGCATCAGAGAGCGCAGACATTCAAAACCCCATTGCAGTTAAAAATCAGGCGATTTGAAGCCACAAATCGCCGTCAGCCCCGCCAGACGGTGCCGAAGTCGAAACGGTAACGCGGGGCATCGCCGCCGCCTTTTCCGTCGCCCCCCCCGCCGCCGCCGCCGCCAACCTTGCTACCGCGCCGGCATACGCCGCCACCGTCCCCACATCCGCCAGTGCCGCCGGGAAATTGGCAAAATGCCCATCAGCCGAAAAGCCGCCGGGATTGGCTTCCGAAACCGAGCCCGAGTTGTAATAGCCCCCCGCCAGCCGGGCAGCCGCTGGCGGGGCATCAGGAATGCTTGTCATGCGATGATTTCCGTTATGGTGATTTCGGTTGATCGCCAGCCATCCGGCCCGATCAGCCGGCCGGCTGGCGGAGCCGTCATCCGACCGAGAAAGGCTTCCCGGAACTGGTGACGCGGATCGTTAAGCGTGGGCAGCCATAAAACGGGGTGCTGCGGACCATTCAGGACAGCGATATCGTAAAGCTGTGCCCAGCCGTCTTTCGCGGTCGCGTTAAACGGGATGGTGTGGGTGCGCGCCGATTTGCGCGCGTCGAAAATCTGGTGTCCGCTTGGCGCTTCATCAACCACCGTGCGATAGACCAGACCCTGCGACGCCCCCCGGCTAAACTGGTAAGGGGGCAACAGCAGATCACCCACAAACAGATAACCCAGGTCGAAAAACCCCCGGCTATTGGCCACGTCGTCTATCTCACATTTCAGATATCGACATGACCAGGGGGCAGACAGGGGTATGATGATATCGCGGCCATAAGCCTCCAATTCTTGGGGGGACGGCTCCCCACCCCAAAAATTACCCCCCTCCCATTTCAGCCCCGCCGATGCATGGGCACGCGAAAGGCTGGATACCCAGCCGGTGGACGTCACCCCCTCCGAATACCCAGGATCAGCCGCCCCGGTGATGCGCACGCGGGCAGACACCCCACCCATAAGGCTGTGCCGCATCAGGGCGATGATTGACACCGGCCGCCGCGCGCCCAAATCCAAATCAAACCGCGACGCCTCCAAATCCCCCGGCCGGGTGCAGCGGGCGGGATGCGACACCAAGCGGATATCCGCCAGCGCCGCCGGCCCCGGCTCCCACGCCCCCGGCACCGGAGCCGAATAGACAGCAGAGGCAGCCCAATTCGTGGCGGCAATCCGGCCGCGCTCAACCCCTGTAGTCATGAATCACCCCCAAAGGGTCAAAGTCATCGTATGCAAGGACGGGGCAGTCAGACGACGCCGCACCACGCGGTAAAGGCCCGCCAGTGAGCGGGCGGGATAATCCACCCGCACCACATCCCCCAACCCCAAGGACCAAAACGGCGGGGCCATGGGCACCACCGCTTGAAAGGACAGGCGGGGCACGCCAAAGCAGGCACCCCAGCGCGCCGCCAGCGCTTCCGCATCCGCGCGATACCGCAAGGCCGTGTCGATTTCGACCGCCGGGGCATAGTCACCCCACCGCGCCGCGTTGTCGGCACTTTCCCAGGCAGCTACCCGCCATTCATTGGTCAGGAAAGCCACCCTTTCAGCATCCGCCCCCTCTTTCAGGGAACCCGGCACATCGTCCGCCCCCATGGGGGCATAGTTGCGTCCCCATCGGACACGCACCGACGACAGCGGCGCAGGATAGCCAAAGCTATCAGGCACCAGAGACAGGATATCATCCGGCCCCAAGGCCGCCGCCGGCTCCCCGGACGGGGCATCCAACAACCCGAATTGCCACCGGCCCGCACCATCGGGCACGCACCAGCCCAGACAGGACCGGCACAGCATATCGACCGCATCCGCCGCCGCATCCTCTGCCTGCCCCAACCAAAGCCCCGCCCGCGCCCCCGGCTGGTCAAAGCCACCTCCGAACAGGGCCGCCGGGTGTCGCCTGGATATGATCCGCCGCAACAGGGCGGGGATGGTGTCAACATACCCGCCCGTGGCATCACCCCGGACATCCGCCGTCAGCGCGCCGCCAAGGCTGCCACCGGCCCGGATCAATCCACGATCCCGGCCGGTGGCATATTGCGCCGCCGCCAGCCCCACCCCATCCAGGGCAGCGCCGGCATAATCCCCCCGCGCCGCCAGCCCCGCAGGCCCACCCCGCACATACAGCGCCGTCACCGCGTCAATCGGCCCATCATGCGCCTGATAGGCACCACCCCGGCCATTGACGACGACAAGCGGCACATTGCCCCCGGTCAAATCGCCAAAGGCCAGCGGTCGCCGCGCGCCCGCCGCCGCCGCCTCCCCGTCATAGCCAGCCGCCCCGGCATTGGTGCCACCCAACAGCCCCGCCGGCAGCGCCTTATCCAGCACCGCCCGCGCGTCGGCCGCCGGGAACAGGATGCGGGGGGCACCGTCCGTACCAAACTGGAACTCAGGCACCCCACCACCACCGGACAGCAGAGGCACCAAGTCAGCCCACCGCTGTTCTGTCCCCGCCCCGCACCGGATATCGATACGGCGCACGGCATAGCCACGCAGGAAGCTATAAGCCCCGTCCGCATCGGATATCACGACAGCACCGCCGCCAACCTCCCCCACCCCCCGCGTCATATCGCTGTAAAGACCCGCCTCAACATTGGCCGGCTCAATCAAGCGTGGATCATAGGACACCCCCGCCCGATCAGGATCGGACGGGGGCCACGGCAGCACAGCCGGATAAGAAAACCGCAACACGCTTTCCACCCCGGCAGGGGATACCACCGTGATTTCAACGTAGTACGCCGTCATATTACCCCCGCTTGCGTGCCAACATTTCCAGGTCGCGGCGCAACCCCCTGATATCGGCAGCCATCGCCACCAGCGCCGCCGCCGTGGCAGCAGCCCCGCCACCCGCCGCCGCCTCCACCCGGCCAGACATTGAGTTAATGGCCGCCAGAAGGTCAGCATCCCCCCGGCCAAGGCCCATCATGGCCGCCGTTACATCGGGGTTAGCGACATAGGCGGGCCCGACCGAAAAGACCGTTTCCGGCCGCCCCGTCTCCCCCGCCATGAAGGCTTGACCCGGCGGCACCCACCCACCGCGCGCCATGCGCCGGGCAGTCACAGGCGTGAAGTAGCGGCGGAGATTTTCCGCCGCCACTTCATCAACCGTGATGGTAGAGCCGTCCTGCAGTTGATAGCGACCGGGGGAACCCCACTCACCCGCCGCCGGGACCGAAGCGGCAACGGCGGGAACCTCAATATCCAGCCCCACAGCCGCCGCCAAAGCGTCCTGATAGGCCGCCATAGCATCGGCTACGGACAGCACTGCGGTTTTGACTTCCCCCAGCGCCGTCAACTGACTTTCGAGAACCGAAAGCTGTTGCTCCCCGATATCCACCTGATCCGCCGCGACCTTTTCCGCCGCCGCCGCATCCGCCATCACGGCATCAAAAATGGATGCGTATTCATCTTCCCGCGTGCCGAAGGCACGCAGGGCAGACAGATACGCCCGCGCCGCATCAGGCAATGCCGCCGCCGCGTCAGGGTCCGTTTGTGCCTTATCCCGCAACGCCTCATAGGCTTTGCGGGCTTCGTCCAACTGCCCCCCTTGCGACAAGGGCGAAAGGGTAGCGTCCTGCAACAGCGACGCCCGGAAATCCGCCAGTGACTTGCCTGCCGATTTCCAGGCAGAGACGACAGAAGACAGCGCGTCGCGCTCTGCCTCCACCGCCTCCACCGCCCGCGACCGCGCCGCCGTCAACGCATCTTCCGCCGCCGCCCTTTCATCCGCCGCCGCTTTGGCCGCCTCACTTGCCGCCAGCACATCCGCCGCCGTCGCCGCCAGCGCCGGGGACAAACCCCCGATCAAAGCCAGCGCATCCGCTGCCTGATCAGGATCAAGCCCATCAAACAGGGTCCGCAGACTACCGGACAGAATATCCATCGCCTGCCCGGCCGGCTGCCCAGCCTCAACCAAGGCCGCAACATCCGCCTCATAATTGGACACCAAAGACCGGATGTTGTTGCGGTATCCCTTGCCGCCGGCTTCATCCGCCCGGCC